TACCTTATACGCACACCACTGCTTTACAGCGTGGTGCGTGAGAGTTGATACTGGCCATGAGCTTAACAAACCCATGGGATTGCCACAAGCATACCTAACACCTCCTTTTGGATGGTGAAAGGTTCTGTTTGAGACAATTTGTTCCCACAACTCACTCATATTAGCTCCGTATGCCGCTGATATCAACTTCTTCTCTAGTTTCCTAGGGAATCGGTCGGTAAAAGCTGTCATATCAGAACTATATAAGTTGTTTCCCAGCCTTCGAATGAGGCTTGGGATTTCACTTTGTCTGTAGGTCACATCACTTGGTAGTCTACGTAGCGCTTTCATGAATCCCTCATGTAGGGAATTCAGCGCTGTATTTGACCACCAATCTGCTATAGCTATAACACGTGTTTTACACGCATTATCGCTTAGTAGAACGAGTTTGGAAGCTTTGAAACTTCCCTCGTGTGACTCGTAAGAGTCCATCTTAAGGTATGGGGCTGTTAACCCTATTAATTCCTTAATGGATTCCAGCAATTTTGGCTCTTCCTGCCTTAAGGCAGTCAGGTCTCTAATTGCGGTAATTGAGGCCGGACCATTCGGTCCAGCTTTATTACTCATTACGAGTTGTGATGGTGCTAACTCAGGCATATGCTTGAGGTAGCTCCAGTTTTGGATGTACTCAGATATCTCTTCGATCAGACTTTCGTCTGCCGAAGATTCATCGAGTATTGTACTCACAGAGTATTCAGGTTTACACCTGAATGTCTCTATTATTCTCATTACTGAGATTGAGTACCGCACACTATATACATCGTCCACAGCGGGTTTCAGAAAGCGAATCGCTTTCGGAAAGCCGTCTCTGTCCGCTTTCGCGAACGGGACAGGCGTAACAGTCTGTTTTAATACATACTGTTGTAACACTAATCTCATGGCTTTAAGCCTTTCGATAGTGTATGCCTCACCGTGGTTAGTTACCATGGTTTTGACCAAGTTGTGGAATTTATCCAAGTTCTGGTGAAGAGGTAGTTGATGTAATAGATTTATCATAGGTAGCAACTCGTTTACACGAGTGAGCCAACCGTGATCAATTTTATTATTTCTTCT